CGAGGAACTTATGCAAATTGTTAAAGAAAAAGACAGTAAGCTATATCAAAAAATGATGAGTGAAGTTATAACCTATGAAAAGTTTATGAAAATCAAAGAGTTAGACGAGAAAGATGTTACAGTAAATCAAGATAACCAGATGAATTTGTTTTAAATATTAGATTTTTGGTTTTAAATTTGTTAAAAATAACTACCTAACTAAGGGTAAATAGGCATGGCAAGACCAAAGAAATACAATATAGACACTAAAGAGGTTGTAAAACTAGCATCTTATGGGTGTACTAACATTGAAATAGGCGACTTTTTTGGGTGTTCTCCAGACTTAATTGAAAAGAGTTATTCGGAATTTCTGACAAAAGGTAGAGCAGATGCCAAGATAAGACTAAGAAAACTGCAATGGGCATCAGCAGAAAGTGGCAATGTTACTATGCAGATATTCTTAGGTAAGAACATATTAGGGCAAAAAGATAAGATAGAAGAATCAGAAACAGAAGCACCTTTACAATGGTCTTATGATTAATGGCACTAACTAAACCACAAACTGAAGTTATCAAGAATAAAAAAAGATTTAGGGTTCTTATTACTGGTAGAAGATTTGGTAAAACATACTTAGCGATAAACGAGTTGGCAAAGTTTGGAAGCATACCTAATCAAAAGGTTTGGTATGTAGCACCAAGTTATAGACAAGCTAAAGCCATATGTTGGAGTGAATTAAAAGATAAACTCATCAGACATAAGTGGGTAAAGAATATAAATCATAGTGATTTAACAATTACGCTAAAGAATAACAGCCAGATAACATTAAGGGGTTCAGATAATGAGAACTCACTTAGAGGGGTTGGTATAAACTTTCTATGTATTGATGAATTTGCCGATGTAAGCAAAGAAACTTGGTATGAAGTATTAAGACCTACATTATCAGATACTAAAGA